CGGAACTTGACAGTATCAGCGGCACTGACATAGCCAGTGACAGTAATACCCACCAAATCCACACCCAAAGATGCGCCAATCACCATGTCACCAAGGGCAACGCCTGGGACTGTCACATCATCTGTTTCACCAACGCCGTCTGCCAAAGAACCAGGGTTCAATGTGCATTTGACAGCCCAAGTGTCAGAAAACAAGCCACGAAACTGATCGTTACCACGGCGTGTTACAACTGCTGAAGCGGTTGCCATGTTTATTTCTCCTAATCAAGTTAAAAAAGACCCCCCACCACATGGGCAGGGGGGCAACTGCAATTAGGCTGGCACAGCCAAAGCAAAGAAGCTAGAAGACTTAGCTGCACCCACAGAAGCAGCACTACGCAGGGCGGCTACGCCATACAGAGTGTCGCTTGTGAACAGGGTTGCCAAGTACTCTTGCTTGTATTGCACTTGTGAGCGAACTGCCACTTGCTCGACCAAGACCATTGAATCACGATGACCCATGATACAAACCCGAGCAGCACCAGAACCTGAAGTGGTATCTGCGTTGCTAGACACAAACACAGGAATACCATACAGGTTACCGATTTCACCAGTGCGAATAGCGTCACCAGTACCGACAAATGCTTGTTCGGTGTAGCGAGCCAGACCCATCAAGGTGTTGCGGCTAGAGGGAGGAATCAGGAAGAAACGCTGATCCATAGGGGTGTCGTTGTCATCCAAACGCTGAATGGTACGGCGAATGGCGGCATCGGTCAGAGCAGACTCGTTGTTGCTTGCGGCAACATAAGCAGTCGTACCATCACCACCAATGTAGGCAGTGTTGTATGCGGCAGTACCGCCACCACCATTTGCTGAACGAGCCAACTGGATCAAGTCGGTATCAACTTGACGAGCCAGAGCATAACCAGCATCATTGGTATAGAACTGACGCAGTGAGTTCAAAGCCTGTGCTTCCACAATGTCTTCAATCAAGCGGCTATATTCATAGTGCTTGTTGATCGACACTTGGACTTCAGACTCAGTAGCGGCAATCAAAGTGACTGCGGTTTCTGCGGCCTTGGCTGTTGCTGAACCACGGGTGGGCGCAGGAATGTGAACAGTGTCACCTTTCTTGCCACGGAAGTTCATCTTCATTACCAAGTTTGCCATCACAAGATTCTTCTTGTAGGCGGCAACGATTTCATCACTCCAAATCTCAGGAATGAATGTTGCGGCGGTAGTCGTAGTTACCGCAGGGGTAGGATATGCCATGTTGTTTCTCCTTAGAAACGAAAGTTAAGTTACTTGACCCGACCCTCTGCGTATGCCGCCATGATTTCATCACTTAAAGCATCGTATCGGGCTGGATCGGTCATCTTCAGCCGAATAAGGTCTGCCCTTCGATAAATCCGCTTTGAACTCTCACCAGTTCCACCAACATCAACTTGTGCGGCCTTCATGTTTTGCTTCCTGGCGGCTTCACCCGCTTGCTCAGTCTGCTTTGCCTTGATGCCACGCAACTCTTTGTAAGTAGAGAGCAATTCATTGGCGCTATCGTAGTCAAACTCACCATCAGCTTTTGCATACAAACCCATGCGAACTGGAGAAGATTTCACCCAATTTACAAAGTTTGCATCTTGAGCAATCTGCGTGTAGTCAGGATGCTCTTGCGCCAACTTCTGTTGAATCTGCATCTTTTTGAACTCTAGGCCAGCTTGACGGGCCGCAAGAACATCAGGATGATTATCAATAGTCTTTTGAACTGCCTTCTGTGGATTTTCAAAGAAATCTACTTCAGGTTCTTCCTCTTTAATAGGTTGTTGTTTTGAACTGAGGTTCTGCTTTATGAGTTCATCAGCAAGTTTCCTCACCTCACCCACTTCTTGCGCTTGCTTGCCAATTAACTTTTCAGCTTCTTGGTGCATCTTAATAATATCCTCAAGACTTTTATCCCTGTATTTATCAGGGAGTCCTGGACTTGTAGGCGCAATGGTGTCAGATAGCTTGGATTCCTCGGCTTCTAACTCACTTTTCATCTCAGGTTCATTATCAATCAACATATTTTCCCTTTTCCTGCCGTTTCGGTTGTAGGAGAATCAACTCGACATTTCTGTTTAAGAGTTGGCTTTGCGTTCAGATTTCAACTTGTCAAGGTGGCTTTTCTCGAACTTCCCATGTGCTGTTGGGAAAGAACCAGACCACCCTTCCAACCTAAAAGCTGGCGCACTAAGAATGCGGTTGGCTGTTTCACCGCACTCACACCTAAAACTGACCGCCTCATAATCAGTCAGTCTTTCGGTTTTATGCCCGTTTGCACAGGCAAATTCAAACATTCTTTTCATTTAATTCCTCGTATGCTCGCTCGCTGACCAGTTTTAGGTTTTTCAGCCAAGTAAGTATAGAAAGTTCACCTTTTTTGAATTGTAGGCTTTGTTCATCAGGAATCACAGATATATTATTCAAGGCAGAAATCATGGTGTCAATATCCTCCATGAGTTCTTTCCACCCATCACTTCCCATCATTGAGAAGCGATTTTCATAATATCTTTGTAATTCAGGAGTCAATCTTTGGCTCCTCTTGAGGAATCTGAGGTTCTGCCTGCCCTTTGATCTTCATCACCAAAGGATAAGCACCAGTTTTGGTAGGCAAATCCCCAAGAACTTGGAGAATTGCATTTACCTCGTCAACAGTCAAAGTCAGATTCAGTTCCAAGGCAAACCCCTTGCAATCTTGGGAGCCTTTTGGTCAGCAATCTGAGCCTCTAAAGCGGCCTCCACTGCCTCTTTATCCACAGACTGCCACACCCAAGCCAATACATCATCTTGAGTCAGTGATTCATATGCCACAGTGGGTTCGCCTTCCCATGAGCAAGTGCTGTACACAGAGGCTGAGTAGTCTCCATCTGTTGCAACTGCTTGCCAGTGGGCCGTTGTCACAAAATCATCTGAGGTTTGTCTGTCAAGCTGACTGATATTCCAAACAATTGTCATGCTTTTGCTCCTTCAAGTGCTGAAATTCGGTCTGTCAGGGATTGGATGATGGATTGTTGCTCTTGGATGGCTTTGACAAGAATGGGAACAAGAACAGAGGTTTTAATTGATTTGGTTGTAGTGCCTAAATCATTGCCTTCTTCATCACGGTCTGGTGATTCATCAACCATTGAAGGAAACACTTGTTCCAATTCTTGTGCTACAAAACCAATTTGTTTATGGTCAGGGTCAGACTTCAAATTGAAATTGCGGACTTGTAAACGCATCACATCAGCAAGTTTTGGCGTTGCATCTGTAATGTTTTCTTTTATTTTTATGTCTGATAAAGTGCCATAACTATTGTTTACGTTAACAACATTGCCAGAATCATAAATATATAGTTTGTCTGCATTGTTATAACAACGTAAAAAAGACCATGTAGCGTTGGTTGTATTTCTTGCTCCCCTTAATAGAGCAACAGATTGAGTATAAGCAGATGAATCAGTTGCATAACCATAAATTACTTGCCCATTACCTGATTGCGTTACACCAAAACGCTCTAAATTTGTTTGTGCAGTCTGCCCCACCAGCAAGTTACCGCTGGAGTCGAGCAACATACGAGCAGCAGAAGCTGTTGCGTCAAAGAAAACCAAACTGCCAGAATACCCGCCAACACCATCGCCAATACGCCATGTTCTTCCGCTTGAGCCTGTGTTTTGTAAAGTAATGTCGCTTTTGTTTGACGCAAAGTCACCAGCAATATGCAGTCTTGATGTGGGACTTGTAGTACCAACACCCAAATTCCCACTAGCATCAAGCGTCATTGCTTGGGTGAAGGTGATGGCGTTGCCTGCTGTGCCTGATGGGGCGGTGTACCACTCAAATTTACCATTGTAAGTGGACAAGCGAGTAGCAAAAGCATTACCTCTATATTTCCAAGCTCCATCGTAATAAGCATTTGAACCAATAGATAGTGCGCTTGATTCGCCCTGAACAAACCCACCAGTAGAAAGTTCAATTGCTTTTAATCCACTAGCCCAAGCACTCGGCGTAACACCTACACCCAAATTCGTACCATCAAATACCAACGCACTACCCGTGGTCAGCACCTTTGAGCCATTTAGGTAGGCAACACCATTGGCAGTGCCGCTGGTCAGAATAGGATTCTGTGCAAAAGTTGCAACTTGACCAGTGCTAATGCTGACTGCTTCAGTAGTTCCATTGGTTTGAAGTGCAAGCGCACCAGCACTTGCCACTGCACCAGAATTAAGTGAGACTTGAGTTGCCATGATTTACTTTCCTTTAAGGTGTTCCATTTGCAACAATGTTGGTTGCAGATGTAATGACTCCAGTTGAGTCCATTGATGCAATTGTCGTTGCCCCATACTTGAACAACAACTTGGTTCCACTTTGTACAATTGAGAAATTAGTTGTTGCCAATGAACCAGCAGAACCAGTGGTGTTTTGATTGAGTGTAGGCACATCAGCCGCAACCATCGCCCTGAATGTGGGTGATCCAGCAGAACCATTGGGAGCCGCCAAGAAGTAATTGGCAGTCTTTGAGGCAAAGGGATTTTGCGTATCCCCATAACCATTTGACAAACTAATCGCAGGAGTTGCGCCACCACTAGATGCCACTGGTGAAGTGCCACTAACAGAAGTCACTCCAGTATTGGCAATAGTGATAGAACCAGCACCATTGGTTACAGAAACACCAGTTCCTGCCGTTAGATTGGCTTTCTCCCACAAAGATGTGGTGGCGTTATAAATGATTGTCTGTCCATTGCTAGGAGACTGAGCAGAGACATTGTGCAACTCATCTAGTTCATAGCCATTTTGCACTTTGACAAACAACTTGCCATGTGTAGGATGGGCATATTCAACAATGGCAACATACACCAAATGATTGGGTGCATAAGGCTTGGTAGTTGTGTAAGTTCCAGCAGTTGTTGGACTCAAATAAAGTTGCGCTCCATCCGCATAAGCAGATGTGTCTATTTCTGTCACCAACCCAATGATGGTTACATAACCATTTGAATTATTTGCCAAGTCTGCGGACATGACACCAAGAGTCTGGGCAGAAGTTGTATCACTAGTTGCAAGTGCTTTGCTGACTGTTGGCAATTGACCTGTTGCACCAGTGATGTACACCACAGTGCCTTTGGTCAATGTTGCGCCAGTAGTGTTTCTGACTTGGCAAACGACATTGGTAGTCGATGCCGCAACAGTCACACTCAAATCTGCAATACCAGAAGCAGTTGATACAGTCACACTTCCATCATTTGATGTGATTGAACCAATTGCATTAACATCTGTATAAGTTAGACTAACAACTCCAGTTTGTCCGTTAACAGATGTGACTAGATTTGTCTGGTCAATCTTTTGCCAAGCAGAGCCGTTATAGATTGCCCAATCCCCTGCCACCCAATCAGTGATTCCATTGAGATTGGTTGAACCAGAAACGCTGACAACATAGTACCAATTGGTAGTTCCAACACTTGAGGCCAGGGTAGGCGTGTTTGTAGATGCGTTCCAAGTCCCTTTGTAGACCAAACCACCTGTGATGGCATTGATCTGGTTTTGAAGGGAGGTTAGAGTATCAAGTACATACTGAGAAGTACCGCCGCCATTAGTAATGACTTTGATGCGTTCAGCAATATCCAGAGGAACAACCTCACCAGCATTAACTTCACGACCATTATCAAAAACGATGATAAGGCTACCATCAAAATCAATGCGAGCAGAGGCAATACCAACGCCGTTAGCGCCATCAACTCCATCACGCCCAGGAACACCATCTCGTCCTGCTGGCCCTGTTGCGCCTGTTGGCCCTTGTTTTCCATCGCGTCCATCTTTGCCATCTTTGCCATCCCGTCCATTTTGAATAGAGGCAACTTTGCTTTGAATTTCACCATTCAACTGAGCAAACTTTTGCTCCATGTCAGACTTGATCTTCTTCAAGCCCTGGACAACAAGTTCAGCCCCTTTACCAATGGACTCGCTCTTGGCCTTGGCAATCTTTTCAGCCGCAGATTGTTGCAAAGCAGTAATGATTTCCATCTGCTGTTCAGCAGATATTCCATCAATTCCTAGCTTACGCTCAAGATCAGAAATGTCCATTTAGGTCAATTCCTTGGAAAGACGATTGAGAAATTCATCTTCAACGCTAGACATTTTGCCCTTCTTGTCAGCCATTTGCAACTCAACAATCTTGGACTTGTTCTTAATATCTGCTTCCTTGAGCATCAATTCAGCAATCTTGACCCGCTTGTCAAACTCCCTTGAACCAGCATCATCTTGGTTTGGCAGATTTTTGGTCATCGCTGCCATGTTCTTGGCCTGGATTTCTTGTGGCATCAACTGAGTTTCAACTTGCAACTTCTGAGCCTCAGCACGATTTTGCTCGGCCTGGGTGGTTTGTACCGCAATCTGAGCCTGTGCCGCTTGCAACGCCAGTTGTTGCTGAAGCTGGGCAATTTGTTGTGCCTGTGGGTCAGGTTGGCTCATCTTGTCCAACTGCGCCATAAGTTCATAGCGGTTTGTCAAAGAAGAATTAGCCAAAATACCCTTGAGAATCAGAGGCAAAACAGGGGTATTGGGGCCAAGGGTTTGGAGCAACCCAATGAACTGCTGTTGTTCGTACTCTCGGGCAATGATGCCCAAAGTAGCGGTAGGCACAAAGGTCATGTCCACAGAGGGATAACGCTCTGGGTCAAATTGCATATACCTGAAAGCCGCCTTCTGAATGAAGGGAATCAGGAAATCTTCTTGGAAATTGACCAAAGTACGCTTGTACTTCTTGATGATGGATGCCACTGCCATTGACATACCACCCTGAGAGCCATCCCGAGAAACTTGGGAAACCATGCCCTGAGAATCCAAAGTTCCAGTGGATTGCAGGAGCATTCGTTCAAAATCTTTGGCAGTATTTAGGTTATTGCCATCAGTCTGCCCAAACTTGAAGGGATACAGAATCTCTGAAGGTGCGCCATTGGTGAGAATCGCCTTCCCAGGCTTGACTTCAAACTTAGCACCACGGGGCAGACGGGTTGCATCCATTGCAATCATGGGGCTAGTGGTTAACGCCAATGAATCCAAGTGCGAACGAATCTGAGCATCAATGGCTTTTTGCATATTGAAGGCTTTTTCCACTGTGCCACGGCCCAAAAGACGATTAGGAACAGTATCATCTTGATAAGCCAAGACGGGTCTGTCCTTCATCATGTAAGGATTTGCCTCTGCTTTTAGCAATAAACCATCGTTGGCAATGACTACAATGGCCTCAACCATATCTGTATAGTCTTCAGCCGCTGAATTTTCAGGAAACAACTCAACAACTTCTTTGCTTTCTTTGAGGTTTTCCAAGTATTCACGAGGAACCAAGCCGTAATATGTCAGCAAAAGCACCTTTTCGTCCTGGTACTGACTAACCTCTTGGGTTGGTTCCAAGTCGGTATCTTCGTAGGTGGGCGTAATGTCTACTTTGCGATAGATGCCACGCTCAATTCCTTCAACAATCTTGTGGATAGAGATGTATTTCTCAATTGCCACGCCCATGCAGTCATCAATGGATGTGCCGTTTGGGTCAAACAGGAAGTTTTTTGGGTTTACAGGTGAAATCTTGACCGCAATTCGGTCTTTTTCCACAACTCCAATGGCAGCTTGACCAATTTGGCCTGGAATTGGCTGTGTGGATGGAACATACTGTTTTTCAGTCTTGACGATGATCTCGCCAATGCCTGTGCCGTAGATTTCTGCCATCAACTCAATCTGGTCAATGGATTTTCTGATCTTGTCCCGTTTGAAATCCTCCATCAACTGGGCTTTGATGATGCCCACATCAATGGGATTGTTGTTCACATCCCGAATATCGTCTTGAATGTCAAAGAACTCGCCTTGACCAAAGATTGCCTCCATGATTTCGGCATGACGGGTTTCTACGGCTTGTTGGGTGGCAGGAGTTACGATGCGTGAACGCTCAGACTCGCGGGTTTTGTCTTCAGATGCCCACTGACCACGAAAGATTCGCTCGTATTCAAGCCAATCAGGGAGGAA